TTTTGAAAAACTTCTTGCCGTTCCTCACACACCTTCGCACACGCCTCACGCTCATGTGCTGCAACAAGTGCGGCGAAGCGTTCAAACGATTCAAGGTTTGCGCCCATGTATGAGACTGGGTTAAAACCAGCCTCTCGCGCCATCTTGATAATGTCGTCTCTATCCACCGTTCTTATCCTTCAGCTTAGATTCAATCTCACGAGCAAGTCCATATCGTGCAACACGTTCTTGTGATGTGTCGTCGGCATCGACAAGTGCTTGGCGTAAAACGGCGATGGCTTCGCTGTAGTAATTTTCATCGCCTGTTTCCGCCAGCATCTCTGCGCTTGCATCCTCCAGCACCTCTATCGCTTCTTCAATAGCTTCTCTATCCATGATTTTTCTCCCGCAGCTTGGCTTCGATGGCGCAAGCAAAATTACCCCAGTGCTGATTTCCTGAATAGATCTCTTGTATTTCATAAGCCGTCAGACTGACCCATTCACGGGGTGCAGCGTAGAGTTTTGCGCCAACCTCAATCCCACTTGCATCATCCCAGGCAACACAAGGTCTACCGTTTGGTTCAATCCGGTAAACATGCGCCACAGGCTTTGGTTCCCAACTCTCACACTCACACACATACCTGTCAGCATTGTGTGATGCGTTACGATCAAAGCCATGAGGTGCATCTGGATGTGGGTTGCATTGCAACCTGTCAGTCATCTGTCTTTTCTTCATGATGCCCTCAGATTAAAAGGGTTGTTAAAGTTGATCTCAAATACCTCCTCGACCGACCCGTTTTGCAGGATCTTCTTCTTCACTTTTGAGTCTGCTGCGAGATAAGAATAAGAAAGCCCTGCTTTCTTGGCCGGAGAAGATTGCTTCCAGACCATGCCCCTAATGACTTTGCCATCGAGAATGAGAGGCTCTAACGAGTTCTGGATAGAACGTGGGCTAACTTTTAACTTCTCTGCGAGTTCAATAGTCGTAACTGGTGTCGATCTTGACTGTAGGTACTTCAAACAAAACTCACCCCTGCTAACCTTTTGTGTCATGCCATATCTCCTGTCATGTCGATTTCTGTTTCTTGCAAGGTCTTGGTTGCTAACTTCAAGTCTTGCAAGAGAATCCGCAACTCTCGGCTATGGACAATCACATAGTCGTTTTCTTCTGCCAGCTTAAAAAGCAGTTTGTATGCTCTTTCTTTCTCGTTCATGCTGCCCTCAGCTTCTCTGAGATCCTTGCCTTCCAAGAGTTCCAATCCTCTCCTGGCCTAGCTGGACAATTTACCTTTGCTGCCATCTCGGCAGTACCCTTCTCTGTAGCCCACCACACTACAACCTTCTCTTGTGTAGGAGCAATCTCTAGCTCATCTTCCCATCGCCCCTGGTTCAGCCAGGTAGCAGGATGCGGAATAAACTCCTGACCTGTTCCCTTCACCTGGTAATACTTGTTGTGCGTCACCAGAGCCTCTACAGCGGACTTTTGCTCAGCAGGCGATAGTTTGTTCCATGCCTTCTGTGCAGCGCGTTTAGCGACCTTTCTTGGATACTTACTCCAGAACTCTTCAAACATAAAACCTCCTGTGTTGGAGTTTTTACTGTAGACCTTTTTTTGTTTGTTGAATGTCGTTCTGTTGACAATCTTCTGCTTTCTTTATTTCTGGACATAACTTCCCCAAGGGTGGTAGCACTCACCTCGCCCCGCAAGGGTCACTTCTGGATGTTCCTTGCCTAGCGTAGCCGAAGCCAGCGATTCTCTCCGACTATCTCTGTGTCTACCACCCATGCAGAAATAGTCTACGTCCAGTACCTCACTGACAGTCTGGATCGGAAGTGCTCTAGGGTGTCCAGATTCCGGTGTTCTACTCCAAGCAGCCCATGCAGGCTCACTACTAACGGGTGGAGTCCGGTCTGTGCGAAAACAAAAAAGCCGTTAAGGATGCCCCCTGGTGGTGTTCCTTCGGTATGACTCGAAGGCAGGGAACATGCTTAACGGCTCAATCTGCACCACACAGACAAGCTAACTATATCACATCTCTACGACCTTACAAGTCCACCCTTCCTTTAGCTTAGCCCAACCATGAACCTCAATCTTCCAGCCTGCTCTCAAGATAGCCGGAAGATGCTCACACTCGCTTATCTTTTTCACCCTGGCGTTTATGTTAGCCCTGCTCGTTGTCTGCACCAGCAGCGTCTCACCGTCCTTGATCGCAAGGATGTCCCCTATCCCGAATAAGTCTTGTCGAATACGAGCCCAAGGGTTCCAGTGCTCGACGATTTGGCATAAATAACCTCGTTCTCTTAGTAAGGCTAGAGACCTCTGAGTAGGACTAACCGACGAACGGCGTGTTTTCTTGGTGTCAGTGGCAGAGATTGTCGTCACGATGACAGTCTTATGGGGTTGATAAGCCTAAGATTACTCCATCACAACAAGGAGCCAACATGAAAATCGTACTTACACAAGAGCAGCTAGAAAAAATACTAAAAGAATACTTTTATGACAACTACAACGTAAAGACTGGAGAAATTACGTTTGACTTAACGAACTATTTAGAAGAATTCTGCGTCATCCATACAAAGGAAGCACCATGAGCGTTGACTACGATGCCTGGTTGGACAGACAACTTTACCAATACGACAGAGAGAGGGAACAAAATGACCAACAGTTGGAACAACAGGAGTTTGAACTTGGAGAAATGGAAACCGACGAGGAGTGATTGGATCTTATGCAGCATATTGGGAATCTTTTACGGGGTACTCCTGTTCCTATTCGTAAGGTAGAAAACATGAAATTCGCTGAGTTAAACAAAATCAACGTCAACAGCAAGAAAGAAACCAAGATGGGTCTGTCGTACCTGTCCTGGGCCTGGGCTGTAGAGCAACTTCTTTTGAATGATCCTAACGCCACTTGGGAGTACAAGCCCCATCAGATGTGGGGCGAGACGGTCATGGTCTTTTGTGAAGTCAAGGCCTTTGGTGTCTCAAGAATGGCTCAACTTCCCGTCATGGATAACCGAAATAAAGCGATCTCTAACCCTGATGCGTTTGCAGTCAATACGGCTATGCAACGGTGTTTAGCTAAGGCAATCGCTTTGCATGGCATCGGTTTGTATATCTATGCTGGAGAGGATATTCCTAGCGAGGAAAAAGTTGATGAGCTTGAGGCCTATAAGGCAAAACTCGAAGCGGCAGAGTCATTAGACGCGCTTAAAGCAGAGTTCTCTCCGGCCTACAAAGCCATGAAAGACAAGCCAGAGATCAAAGAACTCGTAGCCGTTTACGAAGCCAAGAAGAAAGCACTTACGGAAGTCAAATGAACCTAGACCGATTTGAAGAAGGCTTGATCGACGACATCCAGACTGACCGCTGCAAGAAGCTCTTGTGGTCGGTCATCAACCTGGCAGTTGAAGATGCGTGCCGCGCTCCGTACAACAAAAAGCCAAGCACTGAGTCTATCACCGCGATGCGGTTTTTAATCGGCAACGGCAAGGAAGCTGATCTCGATTCTTGGCTAATGTGGCTCGACGTAAACGGTCCGGTGTTTAGAAGGAGACTCTTGGAAGCGATGTTCTCGGATCACCACGATAAGTTCCCAGACATGGCAAGAAGGGCTTTCAGAGCAAATTACAACTGGTGGAGGCTCAATGCGACTGATTTTAACGACTGAGAATGACCGTAGGAGAGCTGTAGAGGCTCTACAAGACGCTGAATTGGGTTACATGGTAACTATTACCAAACCTCCTCGTACAGCGGCTCAGAATCGGTTTTATTGGGCGATTCTAACTGCGTGTTCTGAACAACTCATGAACCAAGAATATACCCAAGACATCTGGCATGAGTGGGCTAAGACTCGATTTCTTCCTACACGGATCGTAGACCTACCTGGCGGCCAGGTGAAGGAGATAGAACCTTCTACCGCTTCTCTCACGGTCTCTGAGTTCTCTGATCTTGTGGAGCAACTTTTACAGTACGCGTTGGAGAAAGGCTTGATCTGGACTGATGAGATGAAAGACGCTGAATTAGATTTAAGGAAAATCAATGTACATAAACAAAAAGCTGCTTGAGGCTTGCAGGCATATCCCTTGCGGGTCTTGTTACGCCGAAGATGGGACTGTAGTAGCTGCACACAGGAATCAAGGAAAAGGCATGGGCATCAAGGTATCTGATGCTTTAGTAGCATCCCTCTGTTACAGATGCCACACATACTTGGACCAGGGAAAAGATATGTCTCGTGAAGAACGTCGAGACTTCTGGAACCAGGCGTATATCAACACGATGCAGGCAATGATCGAACGAGGATTTCTAAAGGTGCAAAATGCAAAGAACTGACGAATGGTTTAAGGCAAGACTAGGTCATGTAACGGCTTCTAGGGCTTCAGACGCGATTGCGAAGCAAGGTACGGCTACTAGACGGAACTACGCAATCCAGCTCGTCACAGAGCGTTTAACGGGCTTACAGGGCGATTCCTTCACGAACGCTGCTATGCAATGGGGTACAGAGCAAGAACCTATCGCTAGGGTCGCTTATGAGCAGGCTACAGGCTCGATTGTGGAGCAGACGGGCTTTCACAAGCACAAGAGCATAGAATGGCTTGGAGCCTCTCCTGATGGGTTTGTGGGCTCAGGCCTGATCGAGATCAAGTGTCCCAACAGTAACACTCATGTTGATTACTTATTAGCAAAGGAGGTTCCCACTAAGTACAAGTCTCAAATGCTCACTCAAATGCTCGTGACAGGAAGGACATGGTGCGACTTTGTAAGTTTCGACCCAAGACTTCCCGATCACTTGCAGTTATTCATTGTTAGATATGAACCAAAGCCAGAGGAGTTCAAGATCATCGAGCTTCAACTCACGAACTTTCTAGCAGAGGTGTCAGAAATGGAGAAATCGCTATGCCAAAAGAACTAACCGGAAGTATTAGCAAGAACAAGAAAAAAGAAAAAGACGCTCACCCTGATTACAGAGGGAGCGCGACTATAGGAGGGATTGACTACTGGATTTCAGGCTGGGTCAACGAGGGATCGGATGGAAAGTATTTAGGGTTGAAGTTCCAGCAAAAAGATGGAGAGTCAAGACCGACAAAACAAGACGATGACGATTCCGTTCCATTCTGAGGAAATAGATATGCACCTAAGCAAACACCAAAGCCTGTTGAGGCAGGCATACATCATCAGACCTAAGCTCATAACCGATGATTCTCCTGCGCTTGATAAAGCGATCAAGACCATCGAGAGCGAGAATCCCAGTGCCTTCTGGAAAGAGAAGGACTTTGAAAAACGGAGGTTCTATCATGCACCACGGCCAGGCACTCCTTACGCGGCTGCTACTCATGCGTGGCCGAAGGAACTACTATGAGCAACTGGAAAGAGTTAATCGAGAATCAGACGAGGAAAGAGCGGTTCAGACCCGTCGAAGAAATATGGAGGGAGCGCGGCTGGATTCCACCGTCAACAGAGTGCCCAGACACAATGGCAAAACATAAGGCTTTTAAGGAGTGGTCGATCCGTGGCATCGTGGATCAACCTTATCAAACAGGTTAAAAGTTCTGACGTTGAGGAGATAACGGCGGCGTATAACCAAGCGTTGCCGTTTGTCGTTCAAGACTGGGCGAAGATGATCTTAAAGTTAGCTAAAAGCAAACGACTTCCGATCAT